ATTGAAAAAACTTACGAATGGAGATAATATATGGCAGCGGCAGCACCCATTTTGGGTATTATAGGGCAACAAACAATTCGAGGAGCATTTCTTAGATTCGCTTTATCACTTGCAGTATCATATATTACACAAAAATTATTTGGCCCTGATTTACCAGGTAATGAAGGTAATCCCTCTCAAGCAGATCCAGGTGTTAAACAAAGAATACCTTCAGACCCAGCTAATAAACTTCCTGTTGTGTATGGACAAGATAAAATACATGGATCTATTATATTTGCAGACATAAGTAGTGATAATAAAACAATGGCTTTTATTATTGCTTTATGTGAAGGCCCAATTCATAAAATAGGTACTAGTAATTATGGAACTACTAGTGGTATATATTGGGATGATTATGAATTATCTTTTGATTTAAATGGTAATGTTATTAATGCTACTCATGCTGATGGCAATACTGATTCTTGGTTAAATGATAATTTAAAAATTGTAAAACATCCTGACGGTGGAAGATGTTTAGAGATGGAAACATTTAGCAGTAAATGGGCTTCAAATGCACAAACTAGATATTTACCTGATGTTGCATATGTATATGTAGAATTAAATTACGATAGAGAAGATAATGTTACAGGTTTAACAACTAAATTAGGTTTTGAAATTGAAGGTAAATTAATTAGAACTTTATCATCTAATAGTTTAATAGGCCCTGTTCCAACAGGTACAACTATTCAAGGTTCAATAACTAATCCTCAAATTTTTGATGAAACCCTTACATTTGGTAATTTTTCAGGACATCAAGTTGCTTATTGGGTATATAGTTATGCAGGCGGTTTTACTACATCTATTGGTAGTAGTCATAGTAAAGTTTTTAAAACAGGTACTTATCAAATTGTAGATTTAGGAGATTATGCAACTAATCCTATAACAATTAGTGATTGGCAAAACGGATCGGCAGCAACTGGTTTAGGTACAGGTGCAGAAATAGAATTAGATTTTGTAGAAGTAGGAGAACAACATGTAACTGGAAGTCATAGTAGTAATAATATATTATATTCTCCATTTTCTCCAACAAGTTATACGGATTCAAATGGAAATATAGTTGCAGACGATGGTTATAGAATAGTTAATGCATTACATATTAAGCAATGGGGAAATAATTATACATCTTCATCTGTTGACAATGTTGCAGGAAATGCAGAAACAAGAGTTTGGCTTGTTTATACTACAACTGATTTTCAAGGAAATACTTCACAAAATTTATGGCCAATTGTAACTATGGAATTTAGGCCAACTGCCTATCCTTATCAAAATGCTACAGAAGAAGAATATGCTAGTAGATTAAATGGTATATTAAGTGGAAGTTTGGCTTATAATGCGGCATCAACTTTAACTGGGGGTGAAACTTTTGAAACATGGGGGTCAAGAAGATTACGTACTCAACCTGGAACAGATAATTATGGTAATTCAGCTACTTGGACTTATAATGGACACCAACAATATTTTACAGCAAAATTACCTAGGGTTATACTTAGAACATTAGCTGGATCGTATTCATCTAATCCTGCTGAATGTTTGGCAGATTATTTAACTAATAAAGTATATGGTTGCGGTCAATCTATTTCAGACAGTGATTTAGATATACCTTCATTTTATTCTCATAAACAATTTTGTGATGAATCTGTTACACACAATGATTCTGATGGAAATTCTGTTACTAGTAAAAGATATCAATGTAATGGTTATGTAAACACAAATGATTCAAAAGATTTAAATATTTCTGATATTGTTAGTAACTCTCAATCTATATTTAGTTATACTTTAGGAAAATTTCAAATGCTTTCCGATACAACGGGATCAATTTCTTATGGTGGATCAAATAATATTTTTGATGAAACTAGTATATATGGTAATGTTACTGTGCTTAATGATGGTTTTAATTCTACATTAAATGAAATGAATTTAAAATTTAAGTCTAAAGCAAATGAATATCAAGAAGATCAAGTGTTTTTAGAATATGGCACTAAATATTTTAATGAACCAGTATTATCTAAAGATTTAAATTTAAAATTTATTAATACCAATGTTGAGGCTCAAAGAATTGGTACTGTTATAATGAATAAGTCTAGAAGTAATAAAATTATTTCATTTAGAACAGATACAAGAGCCGCAAATTTACAAGTTAATGATATAATAGGTATTAAAGGCACTTATTATAATTTAGATCAAAACAATGTGTTTAGTTATAATTTTGTAACTAATGCATCATCAGGTTCATCTAGCAACGCTATTGGTGAATACGTTATAAAAGAAAATTCTGAAACTTATGTATACCCAGATACTTATGAAGAGGCAAAATTTTATGTTCCTGGAACAGTAGCAAGTTATATTGATTTATTAAAATTTTTTAAAGATTGTATTAATGGACAATTTTTTGATTTAACTAATCAATTAACAGATGAACAAACTAAATTAAATAATAAACTTGGTGAAATATTTTCATTTGTATATTATGAATTAGACACATCAGGCTCTACAACCTCTCCTTACGGTTCTTATGGTGCAAAAATTATATTTAATGTTAATAATATAAAATTTGGAGCAGTTAAAAGAAACTTCAGTATTGATGTAACAACAAATATACTTAATTCTACTTGGACTTCATATAATCAAATTAGTGCTGCATCTGAATTAGGTAGTCAATTTAAAATAAATAGTATTTCAGAAACAGAATTAAATGGTGGAGTTCAAGGATATTTTATAACTGCTCAAGAATATAATGCTGCAGATTATACAGTAGGAACCTTAACAGCAACTGCTCCCGCTCCTCCTATATCATCTACAAGAGGATATCAAAATTTAGGGGTTGCTACTAATTTAACTTTAAATAATACTTTTCCTTCTGCAACTACTCCTTATATTGATATAAATTTTACTATGCCATCAAAAAATAATGTTGAAGGTGTTGAAATTTATTATGGTAGTGGTGCTAGCACAACAGAAGCTAATAGAATTTTAATACAAACATTTAATGCTCCTACAGGAAATTATGCTGCAAGTTCAAGTCAAAATTTTCAAATACAAAATATACCTACAACAACAGATTTATATATTTGGATAAGATTAAATAATTCATTTTCAAGAGGTGCATTTTCTGCTGGTTTAAGTATTGGTAATTGGAACCCAACAACTAATGTTAGTACAATTGGTAATAATTCAATTGCACCTGTTTTATTAGGTTTTGATTATAATCAATATAGAAATTTAATTATTAATGGAGATTTTTTAATAAACCAAAAATTGTCTTCAGGTACTACTAGCGCTAATCCAGGTTATCTTATAACAGATATGTGGTATACAGATATTAATAATTCTGGTACTTGGCTACATTCTCATTCTAATGATGCACCTGATAATACAGTATTAAGTAGATCTTATAAATTAGAAAATACAACAGTGCCTACTTTAGGCTCGAGTTCTAAATTTAAATTTAAACAAATTATAGAAGGGCAAAATTTACAAAAATTAAAATATGGTACAACTAATGCCGAAGATATGACATTAACTTTTTGGGTTAAGTCTAGCAAAATAGGTAATTACGTTTTTGATTTATATAATCATGATGATAATAGACACATAAGTAAACTATATAATATTGCAAATGTAAATACATGGGAACAAAAATTAATAACTATTCCAGGTGATATTCATAGTACAGCCGCTTTTAACAATGATAGTAATAAAAGTTTAGAAGTAAGTTGGTGGCTAACAGCTGGATCTGATTTTAATTCTGGTACTTTAAATACAAATTGGAATACAACAGCAAATAATGATAGAGCAGTAGGTCAAGTTAACTTGGCTGATACAGTAAATAATACATGGTTTATATCTGGGATACAATTAGAAGTTGGTAGTAATGCTAGTAAATTTGAAATAATCCCTTATGACAAATCATTAGAAAGATGTCAAAGATATTTTTACCAATTAGATGGTATAATGGGCGATGCGTTTATGGGAACTTCAAACACTCACATAAGACATACAAATGTTTGGTTCCCTGTTACAATGAGGGATACCCCTACTATAAGCGCTACATGGAATGCTGGAACTAACCCTGCATACCAAACCAATACACAATACGCACATGTTGAAGTAAACATTGGATCAAATTCAGCTAGTGCAAGTTTAACAAGTTTTTCAGCTAGTGCTGAATTAACATAACATTAATCAATATATAGCTATAGTTATATATTACTCATAAATTAACCTATAGGAGATACTATGAGAATTTCAAACATACAAAATTATCTAGGTGGAGCGGACAATGTAATTGTTCGTGAAGTTGCTGAAGGTAATCAATTTTTATTAAGTGTAAACACAAATGATACTACAGATTTTAGTACTGCAACTTTTGATATAAAGGCAGAATGTTTTACAGCTACTGTAGAAAGAAATAGAGGTTCAGTTAAAATAACATCTTTAACTTCTGCAGCAGGTGCAACTGCTCAATCTTATATAAAAGGTAATCAGATATTTAATACAGGTACGGCAGGGTCTTTTGATTTTCTTGTTCCAAGTACATTATTATCTGATCAAAATAGTAGCTTTACTTCAACCGCTGATGATACAACTCCTTTTATAGTAGTTTGTAAAGTTCAGTGGGAAGCAGGAAACCCTGCACAGAAAAAATCATTAAGGTTTGTATTTATAATTAGATATCAACCTCAGTAGTAAAAGGAATAAATAAAAATGACAATTACAGTAACTTCAACACCGTTAAATTTAAGCGTTACAAATGAAAGAGGCCCAATAGGCCCAACAGGTGCAACAGGCCCAGCAGGTGCGCAAGGTTCTACAGGCCCACAAGGCCCAACAGGCCCAGCAGGCCCAACTGGCCCAACTGGCCCACAAGGTTCATCAGTAACAGGTTCAACAGGCCCAACTGGCCCACAAGGCCCAGCAGGCCCAACAGGCCCATCGTTTAATTTAACTAACTATACAACAAATTCAAATATTAGTTCAAATGATTGGATATTCTGGGCTGACAATTCAACTTTTCAAGAATATAAATTACAATTTTCTAGTTTTCAAACAGCTATTACAACAGCAGCAAATGCTTATACTGATACACAAATTAATAATTTAATAAATGGAGCACCTGCAGCATTAGATACTTTAGATGAATTAGCAGCAGCCTTAAGTGATGATGCAAATTTTGCTTCAACTGTTACAAATAATATTGCAACTAAATTAAATTCAAGTGATTTTAATCCATTTTTTGATGCAAGAATATCAACTAAATCTATTGATAATTTTATTGATATAGATATTAGTACAAACAACCCTTCAAATGGGCAAGCATTAATATTTGATAGTACAAATGGTGTATTTATTCCAGGCGATAGTTTTAGTCAAAGTGATTTTGATGCTGCATTTACAGCTAAAAGCACAACTAATTTAAGTGAGGGTACAAATTTATATTACACAAATGCCAGAGCAGATGCGAGAGTAACTAATGCTATTATTGATGAAGATAATATGTCTTCAAATTTAGATACAAAAGTTCCTACTCAACAATCTGTTAAAGCTTATGTAGATGCACAAGTTGCAACAGTACCAACTGGAGATATTACTTCAGTTGTAGCAGGCACTGGTTTATCTGGTGGTGGAACTTCTGGTGATGTAACTTTAAATGTAGATTTATTAAGTAAACAAGGCGGATCTAATTTTACAAATAGTTTATTGATTGGCACTACAACAACTGGGACATTAAATAATGCTGATAATAATATTGGTATAGGAAGTGATTCTTTAAGGGACATAACTTCTGGAGATGCAAATATTGCCTTAGGTGTAAATGCTGGTAGAGGATTAACAGATGAAAGTTATAATACTTTTATAGGCCGTAACTCAGGTGTAAATGCTAATGGTAATTCCAATGTTGGTATTGGGCCAGATTCTTTAGAAGGATTATCTTTTACTGGAACAGGTAATATGTCTATTGGTATGGGTTCAGGAGCAAATATAAGTTCTGGTAATTTTAATACAATGATAGGAAATGATGCTGGTGATACAATAACCTCAGGTTCTGGTAATGTAATGTTTGGTAATAATACACAACCAGATTCAATCACTGGTGACAGACAATTAAAAATAGCAGGCTATGACGGTACAACAACTACAACTTGGATATCTGGGGATAGTAATGGTGCTTTAACTTTTGCTAGTGATGTAACTTTAGCAAACAACAAAAAAGTAGTATTTGGTGACGCAGGAGAAAACATAGTTGGTGATGGAACTAATTTAGCAATAAATTCTAGTGGAACTATAGAGTTAGACTCTGTTTCTGGTAGTGTTAATTTCAGTGGTAATGGTACAGGATACCTAACCTTACAAAACAGTGCTGGATCTACATGGTTTAGAAATACTGGACAAGATAATGATTTTTATTTTCTTCTTAATGATGGTGGATCTACTATTACAGCATTACTATTAGATGCTTCAGAAGCTGGTGCGGCTACATTTAATAATGAAATTTTAGCAGGTGGTAAAATAACAGCTAAAGGTGATGGGGCTAGTCAAGATGGTGAAATACAATTAAATTGTTCTCAAAATAGTCACGGAGTTAAAATAAAATCTCCTGCACATTCAGCTAACGCATCTTGGACATGGGTATTACCTACTAATGACGGAACTAATGGTCAAGTTTTAACTACTGATGGTAATTCATCAGCACAATTATCTTGGACTACTCCAGGAACTTTTAGTGGTAATGTAACAATTGGTGGAAACTTAACTGTAAATGGAACAACTACAACTGTTAATTCAACAGAAGTTAATATTCAAAATGCTTTTGTATTTGAAGGATCAACTGCTGATGCACATGAAACAACTTTAACAATTACAGACCCAACAGCCGATAGAACAATTACATTGCCTGATGAAAGTGGTGATGTTATTATTGGTAAAAATGGTGGGACTAATTTCTCAAACGGTTTATTAATTGGACAAACTACTACTGGAACTTTAAATGCTGCTAATAATAATATTGGAATTGGTCATGGTGTTTTTCAAAATTTAACTTCTGGAGATAACAATACAGGGGTGGGTGTTGATTCACTATTTGGTTTATTATATGGTGTTGACAATACTGGATATGGAGCAAATACTTTAAAAAATAATTCTGTTGGTTCAAGTAATACCGCTGTGGGTTATCAAGCAATGGAGGCTTCGGCAGGTGGAAATGGAAGCACGGCAGTTGGTTCTCAAGCTTTAAAATACGCTTTAGCAAGTTATAATACTGCTGTAGGGGTATCTGCTGGACAAGGAATGGTTGGACAAGATTCTCACAATAACCTTGTTTTAGGTTATCAATCAGGTGACAATATAACTTCTGGGGCTGGTAATGTAATTATTGGATCTACTGACGCACCAAGCGCTACTGCCGATAGGCAATTAGTAATTGCTGGTTATGATGGAACAACTACAACTACTTGGCTAACAGGTGATAGTTCTGGTAAGCTTACAATGACAGATGGCGAAATTATTCCAGGTAAGATTGGTGGAACTAATTTTACAGAATCATTATTAATTGGACATTCAACGACAGGAACTTTAAATTCTGCTGAAAGAAACCTTGGAATATTAACTTCTTCTTTAGAAAAAGTAACTTCTGGTGATGACAACATTGCCATTGGAAAAAATACTTTAAGAGGATTAACGGCAGGTGCCCAAAACGTTGCATTAGGAAGTTTTGCAAGCGCTCACTCTAGTGCAGGATTAGCTTCTTATACTACGTTTGTAGGATATGGTGCTGGTGGAAGTAACCAAGGTAGTTATAATACAGCTATGGGTCGTGGTGCATTACAAGGTGTTACAGGAGATTATAATATTGGATTAGGGGTACAAGTAGCTGATAATTTATCTTCTGGTGCTGGTAATGTAATGATTGGTCACTATGTTGACGCTGATAGTGCAACAGGCTCAAGACAATTAAAAATTGCTGGTTATGATGGCACTACAACTACAACTTGGATTAGCGGAGATAGTTCTGGTAACTTAACTTTCCCTGCAAATATTAGTATTGGTTCAAATTTAACAGATCAATCTACAACAGATCTTACAGTTAAGACTTCTAACTTTACTATTACATCTTCAAGCTTAGGTAAAATATATTTATTAGATAGTTCATCAAATACTGTTACTGCTACTTTACCAGCAAGCCCTAACAATGGTGAGAGGGTTAAATTTATTGATGTTGCAGGATCTGCAAGTACAAATAATATAACTATTGGTAGAAATGGTAATAACATACAAGGTAGTGCATCTGATTTAACAGTTACAACTAATAGGGCAGCATTTGAATTAATGTTTGTTACTTCTTACGGTTGGATTTTAACAAACGTTTAATAATTAAAGGAAATAAATAAATGACAATATATAAAGATTTAAAAACAACAAATAGAACTATTGGCTCAGGAATAGATGTATCTTCAGGCACAATAAAATTAGACGGAAATTATCCTGTTGGTACAGATAACGTAGCTTTAGGTGATACTGCATTAGATAGTGTTGAAGCTGGTGGAATTAACAATACTGCCATTGGCTCAAAAGCTGGAACAGCAATTACTACAGGAGACCAAAATACAGCAGTTGGACATGAAGCTTTAAAAGCTAACACTACAGCAACAGGTAATACAGCCATTGGTGCAGACGCACTTTTTAATAATGTTGATGGTGGAAATAACACAGCTGTAGGACTATGTTCGTTAAGAAATAATTCAACAGGTGGTAACAATACTGCGATTGGTTTTAGAGCAGGAGAAGATACTACAGGTGGTCAAAACACAGCATTAGGTAGTTGTTCATTATTTGATAATTCATCTGGTGCTAATAATACTGCAATCGGTAAAGAAGCCTTAGCAAACAACACAACAGCAGATAACAACACAGCAATGGGTTGTGGTGCTTTATTAGCTAACACTACAGGTACAGCAAATGTAGCAGTCGGAAGACTTGCGATGTGTTCTAACACAACAGGTGGAAATAATACATCTATTGGTCTTAATTCTATGCTTACAAATACAACAGGTTGCTGTAATGTTGCTTTAGGAATGCACTCACTAGATAAAAATACAGAAGGAGACACCAACACAGCTATCGGTCACAAATCTTTATGTTCTAACACAACAGCAGATAACAACACAGCAGTTGGTGCTTTAGCTT